ACTATTCTGGATTATATCAAATGAACTTTCTTCGTTTTCAGAATTGATCCAAGGAATAAGTAAAACATTTAAATTACCTAACTTAATTTCTTCTGTTTCTGCATAAGTTGTAATATTATCATACTGTTTTAACAACAAGTCTATAGTATTAATCTCATTTGTATCTTTATAATACGCTGTATGATTCCCAACAACAGTATGAACTTCAATACCCATTTCATGGAGAACATCATAGTAATTAGTTCTTGCCCAATCAATTGCCCATAGATCAATAGTTCTTCTATTATCAAAAGTATCACCCATATCAACCACGGTTGTGATATTATTTTCTTTTAGATATGGAAAGAATATGTCTTTATAAAATTTTCCATAATAATCATGCAATATTTTAGAACTCTTTCTAGCACCAAAGTGCTGATCTGTAATAATTGCTAACTTCATTTCTTTTTCTTTGGATAATATTGGAAACCTTCGGTTTGCTCACGCAACTCGGATAATTTAAATGTAATCATTTTATCCCAAGGAGTATGTGAATCCATCAGAACAGCAGCCTTTTTGCCTTGTATTCTCTGAACACATCCAACATATCCTCGATAGATTGAGTTTTCATCTACCACCTTAACTGTAGAACCTGGTAAAATCATCTGTTACTTGACTTATATTGAATATTATCTTTAATTGTATTATAATCTGAACTACTACCTGTCATCGCACCATCATCTACAGTCATTACTTCCTCAAATCCAGTCTTTTCAATTATTTTTGTCTTTATCTCCAATTGTTTCTTTTCTTTTTGTATTCTTCTTAAAAAAGCATAATGTATTATCTGCGTAAAATATGCAAATGGATTCCTTGACTTCTCTGGATCAAAATTATGAATATACTGAACACAGTTCTCAATACCATCAGATATCATATCATCACGGAACATATAGTTTACAAAGTTTGGTTTATATGACAGGTGTGTTGCGATCTTTAGAAAACAAGATCCAAGGTAATTGGTAATTCTAGGTTTCGGTAGATCTTTCTCTTTTGCAATAGCAACCTTCTCTCTATAGACAATAAGTGCCTCTAAGAGTTCTTTGTTATTTACATAGTGCTCAGACTTCTTTCTCGGCATGACATCTTAATTGTCGTAACTATATTATATTATAGCATATTTATTTGTAATGACAAGTTTCGTTAAAAAGTGGAAATCTTAACATAGTTGACAAGACCTTCAAATACATGTACAATAACCTTTGTGAGGTTTGAAGGGTATTTAAGACTCTTTTGAATCAGATTTAAATAGCTTTTCCAACGATTCTCTTTTTTTCTCAACACTAGATATATAACCTAATTTAGGATCTCCGGGCCATTTGATTTTTCCTTTTTCACTTCTTGTGTGAATGACTTTCGTATCGTCCTCATCCTTCTCTTCGATATATTGTTTATAAATTTTAATTAATTTCTTATCTTTACATTCAGTCATAGTAATAACTTTATCCATCTTTAGAACATACATATCCTCATCTGACATATCCATCCACGGAGTTACTTTGATATAACTTAGTTGATTTGACTGTGGATGAAGTGGTTTCATCTTAATTGGATTATGTAAAATCAATATAGGTTCATCATCACTCTCGTCTACGCAAACGAGGGCGAATATTTCCTCTCCTGATACCAGTTTGAGAATGCTGTAAAATTCGTCTCCCATATTATTTTTTGAGTGAGATGTTAATAATTTCGTAATTAAATTTTTCATAGTTATAAATCTTAATTCTCTCAATCAAATGATTCAGAGTGTAATTACGTCTTGATTTATATGTCGCATCATCAGCGATATCATATAAAGTTGCTTTTGTTTTGTTATTTCCTTTCCGAAGAACACGACCTATTGATTGAAGGTTGCGTATTCTTGACTTAGAAGGTGAAGCAAAAATGACGTTATGAAGATTTTTAATGTTAATTCCTGTGGAGAAAGTTCCATAAGATGCGACTATGATAGCATTGTTTTCACGTTCAGTAATTTCCCGAACATTCTCTCGATCTTCTGCGTCAACTCCACCATGAACAAAAAACGTTTGACGCTGTTCGAGTATATTATTATTTATCAAGTCAAATAATACTCTTCCATGACCTTCAACTCTTGAAAAAAGTATTAAGGTATTGCCTTTTAAATCAAGTGCTAAGTTTCGGATAAAATTATTTCTCTTCTCATTACCTATGATAAACTGTATTTCGTCTTCAAATGTTTCAAACTTTTGCGGTGGATGCTTAAGAAGAAGTATATTAATGTCAAGTTTTGCAACATGACCTTTGGTCATGAGGTCTTTCGTCCCTACAATTTTGTATGAAGGCCCGAATAAACCCTCTAAAACCCACTTATGAGTCTGTGTTCCATCAAGTGTACCAGTAAATCCAAACCGATATTTGGCATGGTCAAGTTTTGTCATTATAGATATTAATGACTTTGATTTAAATTGGTGCGCCTCATCCCCAACAACAACACTAAATCTTTTAAAATATTTTCGGGGGAGTTTGTAGATTGATTGCCAAGTTGTAATGATTACCTGAGAGTCTGTCTCTCGTTCTTTTCCTGCGTATATCTTGTGGCAAAATGAACCTACATCCCAACCATAGTCTGCAAAATCTTTATACATCTGTTCTACTAACGAAGTCGTCGGAACGACTATCAGAGTATTTTCACCTCGCTCAACATAATATCTCACGATCGAGTATATCATCAGAGACTTTCCTGAAGCAGTTGGGGATATCAACAACCTTCTATTATGTCTTAGAGCGTCGAATACTCCCTCAATTTGGTATTCGCGAGGAGCATACTTACTAATTGATGTTATATAATCTTTGACACCCTCATATGAGATGTGCTCATTGACTTCAAATGGTGTGCCATAATATTCATTGTCTACAAAAGAATAACTATATCCGTGATCGTCGCAAAATTTTTTTATTTTATCAAGAAGTCCAACATATATCTGCCCATTATTAATATTAAAAAGTCGAATCTTCCCATCCCAATATCGATTACGATACTGAGGCATGAACTTAGCTCCGGGTAACTCAAATGTGAACTGATCAGACAGTTCATAAAATACATGAGGTTCCGATTCTATCTGAAGATAAACTTCATTTTTCTTTAGTATTGTCAAATGAGACATGACTATAGGAATCACCTATAGTTATTTATTACCCTTCCCTTTCAGTAAAATTGATACCTTGCATATGATCAAACTCATGTAAAAATACTCTCGCAGCAAATCCTTCTAACTTTATTTTATGATCAACCTTGTTTACATCTTCATACTTTACTACAACTGTTTCTGATCTTTCGATCTCTAGGAACTCATCTGGATAAGATAAACATCCCTCTTCCATTACACAGGTTTTAGATGATTGTTTTAATATTCGAGGATTAAAACAAGTAAGTATTTCATTATATTCAAGATCCTTTACCATAATAAAAACTCTCTCATTGATACCTATTTGATTTGCAGAAAGTCCCACTCCATTATGATGCATCATATTCTCATAAAGAATTTTACTTAATTCTACACGATCTAAGTCGTAACTACACTTTTTTACTTGTTCATGTAGTATTGGATGTGTGTTAGGTGTGAGTTGTAATATCATTAGAATCCTGATTGAAATCTCTGCCATTCGATAGCATTTTTAATTTGATATGTGCGACCTGATATATTTCTAATTATCTCCTCAAGAAATTTGAGTGTGACATCATAATATCTTATCTTCATATCAACCTGACTCATTTTTTCATCTGCATCCAAGTATCTTTGAATTGCATCTTTTTCTCTTACTTTAAAACTAAAAGGTTCTTCAATGTAAACTTCAGCAGGTGCTTTACCAGTATAATAGTTATGTCTTTCTAACTTTACTTTACTATATTGTTCTCTTGCTTTCTCACGAAGCAATGTGATTGTATTATAGATTGTATAGTATTTTGCGTGTAGTTGAGGTATTTTAAGTGACTCATCATGTAGGTTATCAGGATCTATGACAGCATCACGCTCCCACATTTCCTGAATTTTATCAAGATTCATAAAAGATTGCCAGATGTATTAGTTATATTATACACAGTATAGCGGAAAGATGCACTTGCTGTAAAGTAGTTGATGTCTGTTTCTGTTGCATCGAAGTTAAGAGATGTCAGAGATACAGGAAATAAGTTTTGAAATTTAACGATTGCTACATCACGAAGATTACTACTCAGTATATGAAGACCTCCATCACAGTATTGCTCTTCTAAATCACGAATACCATCAGAGTCTGTGGTCTTATCAATAAACTGTTGAGGTGACTCAGGAAAACCAAGTCCTCTTAACCAGTTGTGAACTGCCATATAGTTATCCATATTCTCATCAACTAAGAATCGAATATCTAAATCACCGTAAGTAAGTTTCTCACCGGGAATATCAATCTGTTTTAAGTATGATGGTTGTTGAAATGTTCCAAGTGATATCTCAGGTATTGATGCAGAGTTGCAAAAAAATGATATCTTTGGAAATTTTGCAAGAGAAAACTTAAACCCAACAGGTGAGAGAAAATTACGATTACCAATTTGTCCCGACAAAGGGCCACGATTTGAAGAAGTCATTTTTTAGTTTTCTTTTTCATTGAATTAATAAATTTACGATAAATTGCTGCTTCTGCAGTTTTACCCATCACCCGTGCTCGCTGCTCCATTGCGATTGCTGCCTGAATCTTGTGAGCATGAGATCTATTTGATTTTCTAATCTTTGCAACACTGGATCTCGCTGTTGATTCATCTTTGAATCCGAGTCCATGTATCGTGCCTTTTGGATCTTCATCTGTATATAAGTCTGAGTGTTTTTTAGATTTTGCTGGTTGTCCTTTCTTTCTAGGTATTCTAGGGTTGGATGATTCAAGGAATTGTTGAAGAGTTTTCATTCTCCTCCACCTCCTCCATTACCACCTCCACCGTTGCCACCACCGTTGCCACCGCCATTGCCACCATTGCCATTACCACCGTTACCATTTCCGTTTCCTCCATTACCATTTCCATTGCCATTGCCACTATCAGAGCGATTATCACCGCCACGATAATACCTCCCACCAAAACTAGGATAATACTTATATCGTTTTGTAGGAACGCAACTCTTTAATTTTGAATCAAATCTGTATCCTTTAGGGCACTTTGCTGACTGTGCCTCATCCAGAAACTGGTCTAGGTTTTTCATCAGTCGTTAAGAATCATGTAATACCATTCTTCACTCATACCACTAATAATGGTATCGGCATCAGTTTTATTTCCAGCATAATTTTCCTTGATAAGATAATCTACAATCTTTTCATAGGCTTTATGTGCTTCCTTTAATTGTCTTGGTGACTGTTTCATGGCACTAATATTTTTAGTTATTTAGTTATTCAGTAACGACAGAACATCCTGTCCAACCACCATTCTTTCCATCTGTGTTTGTGGTTAGATATGTTGGGTTGTTTGTGTACTGTTTTCTTTCACTATATGTATCAGACCATCTCTTGTCACCCATATAGTAAACATCTACAGAAGAGTCAAGATGACTGGGTTTCTTGATGTGATAAGGCATCGTTCTCTAGTTTTTTAACTTTTCTCGCATAGGAAAGATCCGCTGCTGAATATAGAAATGGATTTTTCTTTGCTCTTTTGATGATTAACTTTGCTGCTTTTTTGTCTTTCATATAGGTATTTATACGAGGACAAAAAAAAGGAGGTTGCCCTCCCTTTTTCAAATTTTTAATGCATTATGCAAATACCTCTTTACAAATGCGTTTACATATATTTTGGTTTTCATCACATTCGATCAAACACTCGTAGTATTCCTCGATTAAATCGTTGCTTGTTTCATATTGTGAACTTGCCAACTGATTGAATGAAATTAAATTGTGCATACTTGACCTTCTGATGACTATTTTAGACTCATAATGAACGGGGGTTTTAGTGCATTGTTTTCTCCGCAATGACAAAATTATTTAGACAAATAAGGTCTGTATTTACTGATACTTAGTAACAAAAATTTATGCCTACGAGTTTATACCTACTGCTTATTCTGAAGTTGTTGTACGACAGTTGATGCTTGCATTGGTGCGACATCGTTTAATCCATTTGCATCAAACCAAGGTGCGTTTTCCCAGTCAAATCCTTCACCGAATGTATTATCAGGTGCCACGACATACCAATGACACTTAGCATCAGGTATGTCTACAGCACAAACTGCCCAATCATCTGCCCATTGTGGTACTTGAACGTACATTACAGGTAGATGATTTGCATGAACTGGTGTTGCCACAAATGTAATTACAAACAAAATTAAACTTAAAATAAGTTTACGCACTCTTTTCTCCTTTTCTAGGGTTATTTAGACTCCAATTTTTAACATTGAATACATCTAAGTACACCCATTTTGCATAATGTATTCCACGATAGCACAGAAAAGCAAAGACCCTCTCTGGATTGTGAATTTCTGCATTATATTCTGGAACTTCTGGTGTCTTCCAACTTATGTGTAACATTTGTCTTTACCTCCTGTAACATTATTTAGATGTTAGAAGATGCTGACAAATATTACAATATAATTAAATTGTTAGAAGGTGTACTTAAGTCCTGCCTTTCCAGACCAGTCTACGTCATCTTGGTTAGTAGCACCAGATAGTTCACCATATACTCCTACGCTATCATTGATTGCCTTACCGCCACCAATGTAACCAATAAGTTCAGTGTCACCGAACTCATCAGCAGACTCTGTATGAGTTACTGTAGGACCACCAGATACATACCAGTCAATTCCATTAGGAGTTGTACCTTCGTATCCAAGTTGGAATTCCCATGTACCAGACTCATATGCTCCATCTGGATATGATCCACTTGCTTCAACATTAACGTAAGGACCAGCAAAAGCGGCTCCAGAGAATAGAAGAGGGGTTGCTGCTAAAGCAGCGATTGTTGATTTAATCATTTTGTTTTTAGTTTCTCGCAGAAAAAAATCCTGCGGATGTTAGACCTCCCGACATGGAAGTCTTTTTAATCTACGCAGGGTTACGATCTTTCGAGTCCTTTGTAATGGTATTTAGTATACCTTAATACCGTCATAGTGTCAACGGTGTGTGCTTCCTGACAACCCCTCATGTAATTGATACATGCAAGTGATGCCAAAAATACCTGTGTGATCAGGTGCGTAGTAGTAGTCAGGATGCTTTGTGAGGTGAGAATTTCTACCCTCTCCCCATGAAGATCTGACTGCGTGTATAAGCATACCATCATTCCACCATTTATGTCCAACCCTTGTGACACTTTTTTCACTGACCTCTTGCCAGTATTCTGAATCGTATTTACTACCGTATTGATAGTGGAAGGCGAGGGCATCAATGTATGCCTCCACCATCCTACGATACCAGAGATTACCTAGCAATTTCTCCTCAGATGTTTGGCCATTAACAATATAGTCGCAGATTCTTTTTGCAACCATGTCGTAATGAAGAAGTGAAAGTGCTTGAAGAGGCTCGAAGAATAGTAAAGCGTTACCATTCAGTGCCAACCTGTTGCCGACAATCATATCGGGTGCGTATGAAGGCACCCATTCATATAGATCTCCATGAGAGTAAAGTATCTCTGCATCTGCATGCTTCTGATACTTCCTGTTGTAGAGGTAACCCGTTCTAGAAAGTCCCTTGTCAGGAAATGGAAGACTAAACTTCCATCCATACTCATGAGCAAGATGGTATGTATACTCTGGATGACCATGTATTTTATGATCATCAAAATATAATACACTATTAACGCATGGTATGTCAATCTCTTTTCTATGATTATTAAGAGCACCCGAGCAGTTAATAACAAAATCGTATTCATTCTGCAATGCTTGGAGTGCAGTAACACGTTTGCCAATAAACTTAACGTTACAATATTTCTCTAGATTCTCTTGAAGAAATGGGTTAAGAGTCTTAGTGTAAAAATGAATAGCATCTGCATGTAGAAATCTATGATAGAAATGCTTTGAGTTACCCCAGTCAACAAACTCTATCCCCTTCTTGCGTGATGCAAGACCAAGAGATATAAGATCATCAATGGTTAAACCTAATGTGCATTCTATTAGTGATGCGAATTGAGGTGTGGTTGACTCACCAACAGGAAGTTGTGAAGTTTTAGGGTCATAATATACATCAACATCAATGTTGAAAGTCAGCAGATTCATAGCAGTAATTAAACCGCCACTACCTCTACCGATCACAGCAACCTTCATTTTCCTTCTAGATAATTTCTAATGTTTTCTGCCTCGTCTGTTGTAGTATCAACAGGGTCATGAGGTGAATCTATACCAACTTCTTCTCGATAGTCTTCCACCATCTCATCATAGTTTACTTCTCTTAATTCGTCAACTACATTTTTTCCAGTAGGTTTCATATCCAGATCTCTGACAGTCTGGATAGGACTATTCCATAACCTTTTCATCTTCTTGAGCATCTTATGACGACCATCAGGATCATCTTTGTATTTTTCAATGACCTCACGAAGCATTTTCAATTCTCTAGTTGTCTTTTGTAGTGACTTGTCTGCCCAGTCTTTATGACGTGTGCGACCTGGCTGCTCACCAAAACCTTTCATCATTGTACACCGTTGATTCGGACTTTAAATTTGATCCTGTCCTTGTATTCTTTCTTATCTATAAACCAATACATAGACTCTTTATTATGTGACTCTTGGAAGAATGCATCATACACAGGTCTCTTAGTATCTCTGTAACCTCTACCAGTAGGCTCGTAGTTAATCTGGACAGAGGATGGTATCTCTTTACTTAAGGGATTGTATGTCCCAGAGGTTGACCTATGCTCTGGAAGAGTAGGGTCATATGGTGAAACACTATTGGCAGTAGAATAATCAGTGACACGATCAGTATACTTAGGTGGCCAGTAGAATATAAACTCTTGACCCTCACCATATCCGTCGCCCCAATCAAGGACTGATAGTATTTCTATTGTAGCATAGTAATTAGTCTTTCGTCTACCTCCACCTGATCCATATCCTTCTGCCTTTGCCCAGAAGGTTATACCAACACGAATCTTAGCAGTGTTAGCACCTATGCCATGGTCTTCTTGGTTTTCATCGTCCTCTGGTATCAACCAGTAATCTTGTATGAAATAACCTGGCTCAATATTTGTATTCACCTCAGGATTTTGTTGCATACCATTGTATAGGTTATCAATCATCCATTGTGTATCAGTATCATCGGCACCAACAGACATCTTTGATTCCCACCATGCAAATGTATCATCAGCATATTTTTGTAGTCTGGCATAGTGTGTCTCTGCCTGCATGTGTCTCTTCACACTAGCAGGAGTATTGTATGTGCTTACATAATGGATACCTGTCTTACCATCTTTGAATAACATTCTGGTGACAAGTAAATTATAATTTTGTGGTTTGTCATCTGCATGGAAACCATAGGTGTCTATGTATGAATTCCTATCAGTGCCATCCCAACCACGGAGGACTGACCCTTTACGATCTGTCCATGTCTGATACCTTGTATAGTTTGTGGTGTTATTATATGTGGCATCAGTATTAACTGCTGCCTGATTCTCCCATACCTTATAGAATTTCTGATCCTCTTCCAACTCTGCATTCTTATGTCTATCTTCATTGTTAAAGACATAACAAATATCGAAACCAGTAATCTCACCACCAACTCCTTTCGCTGCCTCAGCTTCTGGATTTATAGTTGATGGGTATGGAATAGACCTAGAGTCTCCTGACTGTGTTTGTAGACGTATAGAGAAGGAGCTCTCGAAGAGATATGATTCCTCATCAAGTATTGCTAGACGTGGTGTGACATTACCTATCGCAGGTCCTCTCTTGATCTCTTCTACTTTAAATTTAATAGTGTCACCTTTAGTTACTTCAAAGAATTCTTCCTCATGTAACTTAGTCCCTATCTCTGGCCAATCACCTGCCTTAAACGTGCCTTCCCAAAGAGGATTAGCATTCTTATATAATTTTAGAATGAAGACAATACAATCACCTGCTAGTCCCTGTGTGATACCACCCATACTACGAAGACTAAACTTACCACTGTTTGCAATCTTACTCTTCTGTGTCCTGTTAACTTGGAATAGATATTCTCCATCACATTTACCACAACCTGCATCAGTAGGATCAATTCCAGTATCAACTACAGGAGATCCACAGTCAGATCTCATCAACATGATGTCTTTAAATTTCTTATAGAATAGATTTGGATCACAATCATTCTTATTAAGTAAAGGTTTAGTCACCTGTGGAGGTGAATCTTTACTCCACACATAACACTCAATACCCTCATAGATGTTTGATCCGCCTGCCCATATAACCTCATGCCAGAATTTACAATCATCAAAGTCACTATCACCACCGACTAGATCTTCCCACCATTGCCAGTGGTCACCCTTCCATACTGTGTAGTCTCTACTATCACTCACAGATCCTCTAGGATTCAATTCATCATTAGAGAAGAGTGCATAGTTAGATTCGGTTGATGCAACACCATCTATCCTCCACCCATCAGCTAGTTGTGAGAATGATGTAAAGATATCTCCCACATTGTATGAGTTGAGTTGAGCACCATTAGGTATGAGAGTAAATCCTATGTTGCCTCCTGCGTATTGTTGGAGGACAGTAAGAGGTATAGTATGTTGTGACATACCAGTCTGATTGGTTGCATCTACGACCAATAGTTGTGCCCATCTTGGCACACCATCTGTCTCAATGTATGCCATTAAAGTATTTCTATATCCTGCTTTCCCTTTTTCTAAATCAATATTCATTATTATCACATTACTTACATCATATGGAATGAGATAATAATTTTTATTAGCATCCTTAGTTGGCGGCTCTAATACAGTTTGCTTTCTATTACTGTAGTAGTGATCATCCATCTCTATTGTTTCTGTGTTTGCCACATCAATACGAGAGATTCTTATCGTGCCATTGCAATCATCATGAGCACTATCCAATAGACAGATAGACTTACCATCATTGTATATTCTATTTGCTATTGGTGAGTTTCTACTGTTTAGATTCTGGAATGCAATAGGATATGTGCCTGCGGTTAATGTAAATGTTTCAGTCTGCCTTCCAGTATAGTTATTGTTACGGACAAAAGTCCTATTAGCAATAGTAAATGAGTCAAGACAGACCCCTGCTGCTGTTGGAGAATCTTTCCATGACCACTCGATAGTAAATGAGCATGTAGATGAAACTACAATATCACTACCTACAAAAGTTACATCAGCAGGTGTGAATAGTTTACTGAAATATCTGTGCAGTGGCATTGCCTTCTCTTTGTTAGTAAGGAAGGGTGCCATGGCAGCAGGATCTTCGTATGCATATCCTAGGATCTCTACGAAACCATATCCTCCTGCATTCATAGTTGCTCTTTCACCTTCACCAAATGTATCAGGCTCACCAGGTTTTATTGTTAGAAGTGTATCCTGTCGTGATTCAGAATAGAATTTATATACTGCTACTGATCTATCATCTTTCTGTCTACTGTGTAGATAGAATGCAGGCTTACTAGATGTCAAAGTATATCCTGCAGGTGCTGTAGGTGATGTGCCATAGTCATGGTTAGTGCCTACTGCATTACCTTCTATAACTGTAAGCAAGACATTAAACGAGGCAGTGTCACCAGTAAACGTTGCGGTGCTACTGGTGCCAACAGCAGGTAAGACACCAGTGTATGTTGCATACCACATACTATCATATTCACCATTGTCATCGTATGGCTCAACAGTGATAGTTACTGTTGCTGCACCGAGAGATGCAGTGTATGTTTTAGTTGATGTGCTATTCCATATATCATTACCGCCAGGATTCTCTATCTTATCTCCATTCCATGTCCCATCATAGTTTGTAGTCACACCCAACAGGTTGTGAAGTCCACTACCATATGGTTTGAATGCAAGTATCTTACCCTTTCCTTTTACATACTCATAGATTCCAACTCTAGCAGGGTAGCAGTTAGCAATACAGAAAGACTTGATGTTACCATTGTATCCTCTAGGATAGAAAGTAACACACTCCTGACTAGGAGGTTTCCATGCACCCTCAACATATGGTTTGAATAGACAGTCAAGTGCATCCTCTACACACTTCGACCAACCACTGTTTGATTGCTCAGGTGGACAATAGAATGTCTCTCTTGTATCAGTCCTCTCCCAGTATCCATCACCAAGATCATTGACTAGATTATCTCTTTGAAACTCCCATAACTTATCACAATTCTTATTTCCTGTGCCAAGAGTCGGTGGGAATATACCGTTACCTATAGGAGGTAAACCCAATGGAAATTCTGTACATGTCCTAGGATCTGTAGCATACTTCTCACACTCTGGACAGAATGGTAAGTATGGAAACATATCACAGATCATATCGATCGGTGGATCTGCCTGCAGTGCAGGTATAGATGGGGTAGGTATATCAACATCAGGTGCACCAATACCATCTACTGCAGTCTGTGATGGAGGATAACATCTACCTACCAGTGTCCTAATTATTGCTCTAGGATCTATATCATCTGTAGATGGAGGAGGTGTAGGAGGGACAGGTAAGTCAGGAGATTTACCTCGGTCTGGACTATTAGGTAGAGGGACAGGACCGTAGCATCTGTTGGCAGGATTCTCGGCAGGAGTTTGGTATGTTGGTTCGCCACTTGTCTCCGCTGCAGGGGGTGTAATTAATGTTATCTGGATAGGGTTAGCCGAATCCAGTGGGTTAGGTCGTAATGACTCTGATCTGTAAGGACCGTAGCACCTTCCATCAGCACCAACAATAGGATCACTTGCCTGTATGTTAGTGCGTGGGTCACTAGGCACATACCGAGTAATGTTTCTCGGGTTAGCAGCATCTAGTGCGTTAGGTTGTAGTTGTGGGATACTAGCAGAGTAACTTCCTCCGTAGCACCTAGGATCCGCTGTCATTACAACTAGTTAGGTATCTTTATTTATTTCCTCATCTTTAGTCTTATATGCCCACTCATCTGTGTGTCCGACTGACCACCATTTAGGTAGTGTCTCTACTGCATAGTTTTGTGTGCAGACTTTAAAGTCAGGTTGTAGTAGAGCATCATTGTTTACCAAACTGTTGTCAAAGAATTGACATCTGTTGTTAGGTTGTGCAGCAAACTGTCCGTTGTCTAGTGCAATAATATTAAATGTCTTATGCTCTGGATCATGCTCTGAGAAATTAGTATCTAATACAGAGAAGTCAGGGTGTGCTGTGTCAATAGTAAACTCATACTCGCCAGGATGCATCTTCTTATCCTTACCAAAGAAAGAGCAGCGACCAAGGATAGGTTTCTCTACAACTGTAATGTTATAGTCAAAACAATCCCACAATTCTAAGACATCTAACGGTAGTTGATTATCTTTATCGTAGTCTTCTTTCCATACGAATGCACTAAGTGGTAACTTATCAAAGAGTGCACCGTAGTCAGTTAGTAATGTCTCAAAGTATAATGCTTTCGCTTGTATACTTCTTACCGATATCCAAATGCCAGGTGTGATTTCTCCATGACCTTTCTCTAGGTCGTAGAGATATTCTTTCTTTACCCATACCTTTCTAGGAGGTAAAGGATGTACTAAGTATGCCATCTTTTAAACCACTCTTTTAATGATGTTTGATATCCTGATTCTCTAGTCTTCTCTGGGACTATTCCCTTCATCCTCTTGTAGTCGTTGTGCATCGCTTGGAGTAACCATGCCTGTGCTAGTTGATGAGGTCCCTCTTTCAACAACTGGATTTGAAATTTCGATAGACCAGCCTTCATCTCCAAATACTCCTGTCTCCACGATGTTCGGTTCTCTTCTGTCATCTTCTTCCCAGATCTTTTTGATTGCGTCTGCCTGACGATCTACGTCACGCATTGTATTATATATTTTAACATCAATCCATTTATTTTTCAACCACTCGATAGCACCAAGCAATAAGAAAGAGATAGGAAAGCGTTGCTTCTTTGCCCACCTCTCTGCCTTAGCGTACCAAGGGTCTGATCCCTTGCCGAACTGTTTATAAAACTCTATCTTAGGTGTAATCATCCTCCTGCCATGTCCTCAAAATTATAACTTTCTTCTGCAGACTCAACGATAGAACGTTTTAGTTCTTCGATGTCCCACATCAAGTCAGAGGGATAGTCCTGCGAAGGTGTCTTCTGTGACGTCTTGTTTGATTCCTCCGATGACATAGGATTCGATTTCTGTTTCTTGTGGTGCATTTTGTTGACCTTTAGAATTTAACCAATACTGTGTCCATGGTAGTGGATTGTTTCTAGGACTTATATCGTATATAGGATCAAGTCCTATTGCTTTCATTCTTCTGTTAGCAGTGAACTCAACATACTGTCCTAGTAGTTTCTCATTCAGACCTATCATAGATCCGTTCTTGAATAAGTATGATGCCCATGCCTTCTCTTCATCTACTGCGTTCTTAAACATCTTTAGAACGTTGGGTTTTTCTTCCTCAGCGATGCGTACCATTTCTTCATCGTCACCATCTTGCCACTTTTTGATGATCTGTTGAGTAAGGACAAGATGTTGGCTTTCATCTCTGGCGATAAGAGAGATAATCTTAGCGGATCCTTCCATAACTTTGAGTTCACCAAATGCAAACGAGCAAGCGAAGGAGACATAAAACCTAATGCCTTCAAGAATGTTGACGTTGAGGACTGCTCGGTAGAGTTTTCTTTTGAGTTCTTTCCTGTCATAAGTTCCTGCGGGGTGTCCTTCTGCTGCAAATTTCCATGCGTTACCACTATCAAATTCGTGTTCGGCATTGATGAGTTCGTCATATGCTGCAGTAACTGACTCTGCACGTGACATAATCTTGTCGTCATCTAGAACTGTATCAAATACTTCCGATGCATCTGGATACACATTCTTAATTATATAGGTGTATGATCTGGAGTGGATCATCTCCATCAACTGCCACACATTCATAGCAGATTCTAGTTCTGGTAAGGAACAGTATGGCATAAATGCCATGCCTGGTCCTCGACCCTGCACACTATCAAGCATGATCTGATACTTCAAATT